CATAAGAGACGGCATATATTTTTTATGACGATTAACTAGATTAGCAGTCTCTCCAACTGTGTATGCTCGTTCTCTATTTTTTTTAAAATCATTAATTAAACAACTTTCAATCCTATCTTTATTTATATTATAAACAGACATTATCCCATTAGACTTATTTAAATGATGTATTCTAACAAGGTCCCCGTTTAAAAACCAAACCTTTTTATTCCCTGAAATTACAGGGAGGACATTGTAACCTTCGCTCTCAATTGTTCCCTTTTTAACAGCCACATGCCCTCCTGTGAATTACTAGGCGGATGAAAAAATGTTCTCGATCCGCAAGACATACAATATAGTTCTAAGTTATTTATTTGTGAATATTGCCTATCGACAAACATTCTTCCTTTACATCTTTTACAATAAATCATTAATTAGGAATTCCCACTATCAATAAGTTAACACCGACAGTAGTATCTCCGCCAACATTAAACTTTACAACTCCTTCAATCTTCGATGTTGAAATACTTAATAGGGTAACCGTAACATCTTTTCCAGCATCTGTATTTCCAATATTAATTGGAGTTGCAGTAACAACTGGAGGAAACTTAAACTCGCTTGGCAAACTATATGAAAATGATTGGGTAGATCCTGCTGTTTGAGATGAGCCAGAAGTTACTTGAACGTAGCCCCCTATAATTCTTGCCTCAGACGTTTTTACGCTCTGCTTGCCAGAGTTTGGGGTGTCTACCGTAACATACTTATATATTGATGTAGACGCTTGACTGGAAAGATCATTGAGTGCCTTAACTATCTGATAAAGATATGTTACATCTAAAGGCTGCCCCCGTTCGGGTAAAGGTAATATTGCCATAATATAATTATACCAGACTGACTATTCCAGAATCATATATTTTTAAATCAGGATTTAAAGATGGGTTAACGGATGATGCCTGAACAACAACACGCACAGATGTAGTTCCAGTTTTAATAAACGAATAATTTGAAGATCCTGTAGAAGCCCTAAATGTTGGAACAGAAGAGTCAAAGCCTATAAAAACATCATAGAGTATTTGAGTTGATATTTCTCCAGCAGACCAGTTAACCATTATTGTGTTTCCAACAACATTTATATCTCCAACACCAAGAAGAACTTCTCCAGATTCAGCAACAAATATTTGAGAATATGCAGACTTTCTATTTTTATCATCTGATATTATCCTAAATCTTAAAACAACAGAATTGTTTTCAGTAACCTTTCCCAAAGAATCTTTTTTAATAATAACATTTTTTATTCCTTTATCTGGAGTTTTACTCATGGTTAAACATCCAATACAAATCTAAACTCTATGTAATTGGTTGTGTTGGCTGATTTTATAATTGGTCTTGCCTGAACATTTTTAATTACAGAGTAGCCAGTTAGACCGTACAAAGAGTTTGTTGATGTAGTGTTTTCAAGCCTTATTCCGTCTAGGCATACATAAAAAGAATCCGATGGAAGATTATTTTTAGTAACACAAGCATAAATTTTTACAGAGGATACATCTGGCCAGTTAAATCTCAAACTTTTGTCTAACTCTTGAAATGTTCTTTTTGCTACGATATATCTATTATTTGCAAAGTTGTGCTTGTCTTCTGATGTCCCTTGTGCATAATTAATATCATCAATGTCAACTACAAACTTTGCATGCTGAACAGTTGAATTAGGTCCAGTATGAGAAAACTCTACTAAAATTTTAACATTGTCTGGAACAGTCAAAGAGTTTGCCACCTTGCTAACAACAGAAAATGCTAACCTTAATTCATCCAATGGGCTATTTTTACTAAAATCTGACGATGGATTATCTAAAACTATATAGTCTGACTCAGTAAGTCTAACCATGCTCCCCTGTTGATCATATAAAAGATTTGAAGAATCACCCCTAAGTGCTACAATATTATTTAAAAATCTACATCTTTCGTTTCTATTAACTCTATCTGTTTGGGTAAAAACTCTATTGTCTGCATTTGTAGAAAAAATCTTTGATGTTTGATTTATCGTTCCATTATTGCTATCTCCGTCTAATGGACTATATTGTACAGGAATGTCTATTGGAGAGGCTCCATCAATGCTATACCGCCAATTATCCGTATCTGCAAAAGAATAAACTACTCTACTATCGAATGATCCAGCCACTGGATTTGAGCCTGCAGAAAAAATGCCAACCTCAGTAATCTCATATCTTTCTTCCGTGGGCAGTTCTGCTGTCAGCACCACCTTTGATAAACCATTTTCATTTACAAATCCCCTAGAAATAATAGGGGCACGAAACATTTCAAAATCTAAAGACTCTTTATTTTTTAATATTGTCAACTCTTCAGGGGGAAACGTATAATCAGAAACAACTGGCTTGGCTCCACAGCCTACGGCAATATGGGACGCATACGATGGCGTCTGCCCAACAAGGTATTTTGCTAAAAGATTTTTTCCTATATTAGTTATCATTGGCTGCTCCCATAGTATATTGTATCATCAAAAATGTTTCCAGCGGTCAATATTTCTACTTCTACCTGCTCATTTTCTTTCATATTTATAAGATTAATTACAAGGTCTCCAGTGATTGGATCTATGTATATAGACTTACAGTTTGGCGTTTTTATCCATTTGGTCTTATCTGGCTCGTTTGGATTACTCACTGGTGGTGCTATGTCATATCCAGTACCGCATATTGGAAGACGATCAAAAATAGAAAGTGACAGTGACTTAAAATAAGAATCTGCCGATTGAAGCCTTAAAACATTATTTGGGTTGTACTGTAAATACAAATCTGTTAAATTTTTAATTGGTGCATATATAACCTTTTGACCATTTATTAGGTCATGTCTAGAAATTGTTGCAAGTTCGTATCCACCAATATCTTCAAAAATTAAGTCAGTCATTATCTCTATTGACATTGTTTCGTCATTTGATAATATTAAATCTGGCGTTGCAATCTTAACACCGTCATCGTTATTTTTTGGGGATGGCTCTGGTATTGCTGCTACAGCAGAAAGATAAATTGGGTCTACAGAACTAATTGGGCTTGACATTAAACCACCTCACTTAAAAATAAAGTCATTGAAGGACCGTCAGAACTTCTTGAGAATTCAATATTATAGACAACAAATCGATTATTTGGATTTGACGCCATGCTTATATCGTTCTCTTTGTAATCTACGCTAACGATGTCTCCTAGTTGTATTGTTGGAATTGCAAATATTTGAGCCCCAATAGATCTTCTAGGCTTTGCTATTTTTTCAATTAGCCATTCCATTAAACTGTTTGCTTCATCTTGAGACTGTATATATGTTGTATCTATAGCAAAATCTTTTTTACCGTAGGTCATTCTGCTAAGTTTAATATCCTGATAGTCTTGTTTAAATTTATATGGATTTGATATAAGTTTATCTGCAACAAACTGTGGATTAGAAACAAGACTGTTCTTGTTAAAATATTCATCAACTGTAAGATTGTTATCAGACTGTTGAGTAAATGTAATTCCCTGAATTCTCAAATAGTTTCCGCTAGTTTCATCTAATGACAAAGGTGCATCGGTTGTATTAAAAATTAAAAACTCTGCTCCGTAGGACCCTGCTCTAAAACCAGATACTGCATAACCTTTCATTTTATTAAATGTTGGAGAAATTTTTGCACTAAGTGCTGGATATGCTTTATCGTATTTAAAATTAAATGCTGCCAACTCTCTCATAATGCTTCCAAACTCTTCAAAGTAGATATCATATTTTGGTGGCTCAGAAGAACTAATACCAGTTAAATAAGTATTTTGTATTAAACCACTAATTGAATATTTTCTAAACGACTCGTTAGCATCAATCTCCGTATCTCCAAAAACAGAATTAACAGGGGCACCAAGTTTAAATGATGTGTTCTGTGCATAGTTGTTACATAGTGCATACACATTTTCAAACATTGCTCTTGATGATCCTCTAGTAAATAATGCCATACTTGAGTATGCTGGAAGTGGGTCTATATCGTCTACTGTCTTTATAACTACTCCATTTAAATATAAATAAAATCTTCTAGTTGTTCCTATATCCTCATATTCTACTGCTAAGTCATATACCGTCGGATTTTCTTCAGCAAAACTTCTTGATTGGCCTGTAAACTTTCCGTCATCTACTGTGATTTGTCCCAAACCATCCCAAAGTTTAACGGGAACTGCAGATCCATTATTAGACTTTATTTTATAAAAAAACACATTGCTAACGCCTTGTTTTTCTGTGTCTGATAGTTTGCCCAATCCTAGCGCTGCTATCTCAAAATAGTAGCCAACGTTTGTAATAGGATTAAGCATTATGGCGATGCCTGCAGAACCCCCAGAGATATTAATATTTTTATCTGGCGTAGTTCCATTCACTACAAAATATGTTGAAGATCCGTTGGAGGTTTGTCCTCTATCTTGATTATTTTCTATCTTGCCAACAATTCTCATTCTTGTTCCAAAATGTTTATATTTTTTATTTTCTAAAGATTTGTGAACATAAGAAATAAAGTTTCTTGGTTTTTCCTTTGTTGTAAAATTTGGACCAGTTAAGGATAAAGCAGAAGACTGAATTGATCCAGGCTGTTGCTGGGTTTGTGTTGTTATTTCTCCAGTAAGTGTTGTAGAGAAAAAGTTTTTTATAAGACCAGTTCTTGTAGAAGTTCTTCCTATGGCATCAGCAGATACGCCTGTGTCTGTTGTTTTGCCTGCAGAAGAAACTGTTGTTGCAGGAATTGGGGTTTTGTTATCAAAAAGATATTCAGAGGACATATAGCATCCTTTAACATTGTCGTCAGACTTCCAATAATCAGATATACCAGCAGTGTGCTCTACCACATTTGTTCCAAATTGACCACGACCATGCTTTACTACTGGACCATTTTGAAGTTTTATTACGCCACCCTGCTCAAAATACTTTGGCTCTGAGTAAATTCTTACTAGACCTGTTGGATATATTTTTCCATTAAAAGGCAGTTTAGCAAAATAGTACTGATAATCTTCAATAGAAGTTATCCAGACATTTCCAAATCCAGTAACATTGTGCTGAACGGCATCGTACTTTATAATTTCTCCTTGAGAATAAAAGTACCCATTATATCTAGCAATCCAAAATACTGCTTCGCCTAAACTAAAAGTATTATTTATAACAACATTATTTTTTACAACAGGAACATCTGCAGAAAGGTTTGCATTTAGCGGAATTGCTGTAAGAAGATAAGAAGATTGGGTTCCAATCTCATTATTCAAAGACTTTGTATTCTCAGTTCCAGAAACCTCCCAGAGTAGCGCTGGCTTGTATGTGTAATATCTTTCTTCATCTAAAAGGCTGGCCTGTTTGATAGACCCTATTGATCTTTGAATATGTCTTGGAGTATAGTTAATTACTCCATCATTATATACAATGTTAGACTGAGCAGAAACAGAAATAATGTTTGCAAGTTTAGACTTTTCCAAAGTTTTATTTGTAATTTCTCTATCTTCAAATAAATCATTTGTTCCTTTAAGTGCAAAGGTTGTCGGCCTTTGCTCTTTGGTTGGCATTATGTAGTTTTTGCTCATCATAACAAAATTATTATATTCATCAAAAAACATTGCCGTTTGTGTAGAAACTGCTATGTCTTGAAGAATTTCTGCAACGCTTCTGTCTGGAGGAATGAAAAAATATGGAATTATTACTTCTTTTTCATTGGCTACTCTTTTAAAAGTATAGTTAGAAAATCCAATATAGTCAAGCAAAAGAGAAACTGCGGAACTAACAGAAACTTCAGTCATTAATATTTGTGGCGCTGTCATTGATTCTAAATACCAATATAGATCTCTTAGTGATATTGAAACTCTTTTGCTCACAACATCAGACTTTGGAAATGAGTCAGAGTATAGTGTTTTTATTGGAACCCAATAATCCCAACCATTGACATCAACTATAACTTCATAAAACTTAAACTGTATATGTCTATCTGTATATTTATGAACAATGCTAGAATAATTGTTTTCATTAAAGGCTTGATCATAATCAAATATATTTATTGATCCATTTGAAGCAACGAGTTGTCCAACTGGCAAACCGCTAACTCCAAGGTCAGATGCACTTTTATTTATTGAATAATCCAATGTCTTATCTGATATATTCATTACAAGTCGGGGAGACATTTCTATCAGATCAAATGTTGAGTCTTTCACATTCATTGTATCAACTACAATTCTTATTCCAGAAATATATTCAAACTCCCTATATTGAACCTTACCATCTAATGTTCTTAAAAATTTACTTGGATCTGTTGCGTCTACAACAAAGTTGGTTAGCCTATCTACAGTTTCATCTTGAACATACCACCCATATTTTGGTCTAATAATTGTATAATCTTGACCGTTCCAAATGTGATATTCTCCAATGTCATTTTCATTTTCTTTAATAAGGTACGCATATCCAATTACCGACTCTTTTGGTAAAAATAGTTCAGTTGGATATGTTTCTGCAAATACAAAATTATCTCTCCACTCATCTGGAACAATTAGTCCATAAGCAATTTCAACATATCCATCACTTTTAATAATTGAAGAGCCATCTCTTCTTCTTTTTGATGGATCAAAAGATATAAGGTCTTGCCAATTATTATCTTTTAAAACTTGAATCTTCCACTTGCTAGGAGTTTTTTGATTTAACTCTCCAAAAAATGGATCAGCAAAAGACCCTGTAGAGGATGAAAAAGGACCAAGATTTTCTGTACCCGTATGCGTTTGCATCTTAATAACAATCCTATTTGTAGGAATTTTTTCTTTATAAACAACAAATGGACAAGCGTCTTCAATGTCATACTGAGGCCCTCTTACCTTAGAAGCAATCCCATATTCTTGTCCACCCTCAGTTCTATAGGATGTCCAATATTTAAATATATCATTTTTATCTGGCATGTAATATCTTGGTCTGTCTGCCATAAATAAATTAGGGTGGTGTAGTTTTCCATTTTCAAGAAACACTGCTTTATTAATTCCAGATCTAGGTCTGAACTGATTAAAACAATCCTCTAGAGAGTATAGCGTTTGAAGTTTTTCTTTTTTAGTTAAAAATATTGTTGGCACATCATTATTATCAAATGATCCATCGACTGCAACATCTGCATCTGTTGCCCCAGTATAAAAGTTTCCAGCATCATTAATATCAAAACTTGTAGGTAAAGAAGAGTATATAGAAGATGGTTGTTCTGTACTCACCCTCCATCGATTTCTAGTGTCCGTGTCAGAAATCTTACACTCATAAGTCG